AACTGCCCCGGTTTACAATTATAGTCAAGAAAATAAATCAACACCTTTAGGAATGAAAAAAAGCAGTATGGCTAAAAAGAAAAGCTCTGCTTATAAAATGAAAGGTTCAATGTTTCAAAAAAGATATTAATGGTAACACCTATAACAAGCAAAGTTAAAAAAGCATCTATCGCTAAAAGGACTAAACCTTATAAAGCAGGTATGAGTGCTTCAGAAAGAAAATCGTATAATAACAAAACTGGTGGGAATTTAAAAGCTCCTCAACCAGGTGGTGGTTCAAGAAAGAAATCTTATTGTGCTAGATCTGCAGGAATTAAAAAATGCAAAGATCCAGATAAAAATGGAGATTGCCCAAATGATATCGCTAGAAGAAATTGGAAATGCTAAATGAAATCACAAGGGCTAGGCGATACGGTAGAAAAAATAACTAAAGCAACAGGAATCAAGACTTTAGTAGAAAAAGTTTCAGAGGGTTTAAACATCCCGTGCGGGTGCCAGCACAGAAAAGAAAAACTAAATAAAATGTTACCATACAAAAAATAAAAAAAAATGAGTTTCAAAAACACACCAATAACGGCGAAAATTAAGAGAACTACTAAAGGAGGTATTACACAACCATTACTTAACGTAGGAGCTCCTGTTAAAATGAAAATGTCTTCACCTGCTAAATTGGATCCAAACACGGAGGCGGCAGATTTTAAATCTAAGTATGATGCTAGAGAAAAAGCTAAAGCCGATAAAGCTGCTCAGGCTTTAATTGCTAAAAAAGCATCTGATTTATCTTCTTATAAAAAGAGCTTGACGCAATATAGAAAAGATATTCTTAATTCTGATAATGCTGCTAAAACGCCGGATGGACCTGGATTTGGAGCTAATGCGTTGAGGGGTAGGATAATGAAAGGAGTTTCTGATAAAAAAGCTGAAGCAAAACGTATTTTAGATTTTGAAAATAATCTTTATAACTACGATAAAAAACATAAAGCAGGTAGCACTGACGGGTATACAGCTAAAGAATATGCGCTGGCTAAAGCTAGTGATACTTATAAATCCAGAGCCACACCGGCTGAAACTCCAACTCCAACTCCAACTACAACTCCAACTAATGGAACTGGCACTAAAAAATCTTATGACCAAGCTTATAAAGATAGCCGAAATGTTAAAGAATATGCAAAAATGTCAAAAGCTGAATACATTAAAGAAGCTAAGCGTCAAAATGCATCTAAAAAAGCCGGTAAAGGATGGGATGTAAAAGGTAAAGGAAAAGACACTCCTCCTAGAAAAAAAGCAGTAGAATCTACTATAACCCCTAGAAAAAAAGCAGTAGCATCTACCGTAACCCCTGCGGGTATCAAAAAAGTAGAAATATCTACAAAGCTAGATCCAAAAGCTCTTAAATCTCAAGTTGCAAAAGTTAATGCTAAAAAAGAACCAAAAAAAGAAGTAAAGAAAACTAGATCTCAAAAATTAAGGGCAAGAGGTGAAAAAGCATTAGCAGAAGGCAACAAGAAAAAAGCTTTACGTATCAGAAGAAGATATGATGAACAAGTAGCTAAAGAGACTAAAAAGAAAGGTCAAGCATCTGGCGCTATAGAAGTTAAAAAAAAAACTAAAAAACAATCCTTTAATGCCGTAACTAATCAATCTGGTTATGATTCTTTCAAAAAAGCGGGGGGTCTTTCAGCTTGGTCTAAAGGCGAAATAGAAGTTAAATAATGAAAAAGTTATTCCAATGGCTTACTGGTAGCGTTGTCAAAGAAATAGGTAACGCTATTGATAAGTTAACTACTACCGAAGAAGAAAAGCTTATTATTAAAAAGCAGGTTCAAGAAATATTAGAGCAAGCGGATAACAATGCTCAAATACAAGTTACTGATCGTTGGAAGTCAGACATGGCGAGTGATAGTTACTTATCAAAAAATATTCGGCCTTTAATACTTATATATATAACGGTTATATTTACAGCTTTAGCATTCACAGATGGAAACATTGGGGAATTTCAAATAGCAAAAGAGTATATACCTATATTTCAAACACTATTAGTTACCGTTTACGGGGCTTATTTTGTAGGAAGAACTTGGGAAAAAGCAACAAAAATAAATAAAAAATAAACAAAAATAATGGGACAATTTTTAAATCAGCCAGACTTTATAGAGTTTGGCAAGGTAGTAACACCGAGCAATACAATAGACGCATCGACGAATCTTAACAAAGCTTCTTTATGGGTTGGTGGTACTGGAACGGTAAAAGCAATATTATCAAGCACGCTTGGTGGTGTTGTAGAAAGTTTTACAATAACATCGCCTGGAGTAGGTTATACTACAGGAGCAGCAGTAGCAACATTAAATGATGACGGCACCGACGCAACGGGTTTAACTGTAGATATTACAGTAGATGGCAATGGCGCAATTGTTACCGCTGTATTAAATAACACAGGTAGTGGTTATATTGTTGGTCAAACACTTAGAATAGCAGGTGGTACTTCTATGGCTGTGATTACAGTTACAGGAGTTGATAACACACCTTTAGCTTCTCAAGCAGTATCTTTTCAAGGAGTACAAGCGGGAACATACTTGCCAGTAATCGTTGATTATGTGTTAGTAGAAAGTTCTAACCCAGCGACTCTGATGATTGCATGTCATTAAGAATTAGCTAAAACAAGTAACTATATACTTATAATATAAACAATTAAATTTAATAAAAATGTCAAAAAAGTTATCAGAAGTAGAATTAAAAGAATTACAAGAAGTAATTGGTAAAATTAATGAAGTGCAAATGCAAATTGGTGGTTTAGAATTGCAAAAGCAAGAACTTATTTTATTAGGCGGACAAGCAAAATTAGCTTTAGGTGAAACACAAAAAAAGCTAGAAGAAACCTATGGTCAAGTTTCTATTGATATCCAAAATGGAGAAATCAAAGAAAATGAATCAGATAGTTAGAAAGATAAGTATTGGTAAAGACTACAAAAATGATGCCATGCACTACTCTGTTGGACAGGAAGTGTATGGTGGTCATACCATAAAAAATATAATTGAAGAAGACACTAAGTACTCAATATATATAGAAAAGAATAACGAGATAATGCCATGGAAAGATTTTAATAAAAATATGGCAATTGCAGTAGAATATGATTTGCAATATTAATGAAGTCATTAATTAATTTTATCATAGAGCCTATAGGTGAAAGATATAACAATGTAAAGAATATTGAAGGCAATGAATTATTGTTAAATACAGAATTACAAAATCATAATTATTCAAATAGAATAGCTAAGGTTATATCCGTGCCTAAATTATCAGATACTGATATAAAAGAAGGTGATCAAGTAATAGTGCATCACAATGTATTTAGACGTTTCAGAGACATTAGAGGTGACGAAAAAAATAGTAGATCTTACTATAAAGATAATATATACTTTGCAACTGAAGATCAGGTTTATGCTTACAAAAGAAAAAGCAACTGGCAAAGCTGTAAAGGATTTAATTTCGTAAAACCTATAAAAGAAACAAAATCATTTTCATTAGATAAAGAGAAAGAAGGTGTTGGTGTTTTATACTTCAAAGATCCTGAACTAAAAGGATTAAAAGACGGAGATCTAGTCGGGTTTAGGCCTGGGGCAGAATATGAATTTTTAATCGGTAACGATAGAATTTATAGAGTACCCACAAATTCAATCACAATTAAATATGAATATCAAGGAAACGAAGAAGAGTATAATCCAAGCTGGGCATAAAGCAGTTGAGGAATTAATTAAAGTAGCCAAAGAAGCTATTGTTGATTCCGGAGACGACATAACTGCTGATAGATTAAAAAACGCAGCAGCTACTAAAAAACTAGCAATATTTGATGCTTTTGAAATCCTTACAAGAATACAACTTGAACAAGATATTATTGACGAAAAACCAGCAGAAGTAAAAGAAGAAAAATCTTTTAAAGGATTTGCTGAAAAAAGATCTAAGTAATGTACGAACAAACATTATATAAGATTATAACGCCAGTAAAGCTTACCACAATATCAAGGCTTAATAAAGCTAAAAAGTGGGAATATGGATATAACAAAGAACACGACATCGTTGTTATAAGTAAGACTGGGCAAATTGGTGAAATATACGATATACAAAATTTAAAGATAGCTTTGCCAAAAGTTCCGCCTAGCGTAGATAAAACAAATAAAAAATGGACTCCTGAAGAATACCCTAAAGAATTAAAATCAATTGAAAGCATATTTGATTGGAGGGATTATCCAGAGTCATTTAAACTAAAATGGGAAAGCTATATAGATGAACAATTTAATAAAAGGGAAAACGGCCATTGGTTCAATAATAAGGGCTTGGCTACTTACATTACTGGTACTCACTTTATGTACTTGCAGTGGTCCAAGATTGATGTTGGGCAGCCAGACTTTAGGGAGTCAAACAGATTATTCTACATATTCTGGGAAGCTTGTAAAGCGGACAACAGATGTTATGGAATGTCATATCTCAAGAACAGACGTTCTGGCTTTTCATTCATGGCGTCTGGGGAAACGGTTAACATGGCTACAATATCGTCGGACTCACGCTTTGGGATATTGTCCAAATCTGGAGCCGATGCTAAGAAAATGTTCACAGATAAGGTTGTACCCATTTCTGTTAACTATCCCTTCTTCTTCAAACCAATACAAGACGGTATGGACAGGCCGAAAACGGAACTTGCCTATCGTGTCCCCGCGTCCAAACTTACCAGAAAGTCCATTACCAAAGCCTCTAAAACCGAAACGTTGGATGGGCTCGACACCACCGTCGACTGGAAAAACACCGGTGATAATGCCTATGACGGGGAAAAACTAAGGTTACTAGTACATGATGAAAGTGGTAAATGGGAAAGACCAAACAATATATTAAATAACTGGCGAGTTACAAAAACGTGTTTAAGACTAGGTTCTAGAATTATAGGTAAGTGTATGATGGGTAGTACATCGAACGCTTTAGATAAAGGAGGAGATAATTTTAAGAAATTATATAGTAACTCTGATGTTACAAAAAGAAATAGAAACGGACAAACAGCTTCTGGTTTATATTCTTTATTCATTCCGATGGAATGGAATTACGAAGGATTTATTGATGAGCACGGTCATCCTGTATTTAACACGCCTGAAGGGCACGTTTTAGGTCCATACGGAGACGTTATAGACGTTGGAGTTATCGAGCACTGGAATAATGAAGCTGAAGGTTTAAAGTCTGATCAAGACGCTTTAAATGAATTCTATAGACAGTTCCCGAGAACAGAGGAGCACGCTTTTAGAGATGAAACAAAAAATAGTATATTTAATTTAGTTAAAATATACGAACAAATAGATTACAACGAGGATTTAGGTAATACAAATGTATTAACAAGAGGCAGCTTTCAATGGGTAAATGGAATAAAAGATTCTACGGTTAAATTTTCACCTAATCCATCTGGAAGATTTTTAGTATCTTGGGTTCCTGGTGGACATTTACAAAACAAGCAAGTTATTAATAAAGGATTAAAAGCTCCAGGTAACGAACATATGGGAGCCTTTGGTTGTGATAGTTATGATATATCAGGAACAACAGACGGGCACGGATCTAAAGGAGCTTTACACGGTTTAACAAAATTCAGTTTAGAAGACGCTCCAGCTAATACGTTCTTTTTAGAATATATAGCTAGGCCACAAACCGCAGAGATATTTTTTGAAGATGTATTAATGGCTTGTATATTTTATGGAATGCCTTTATTATGTGAAAACAATAAACCTAGATTATTGTATTATTTTAAAAGAAGAGGATACAGAGGGTATTCAATGAATAGACCTGACAAAGTGTGGAACAAATTATCTGTAACTGAAAGAGAAATTGGTGGAATGCCTAACTCTAGTGAAGATATAAAACAAGCACACGCGGCAGCTATCGAAACATATATAGACAAACACGTAGGTTTGCGTGAAGACGGTCAGTACGGTGCAATGTATTTTAATACTACTTTAAATGATTGGGCTGGTTTTGATATAAATAAAAGAACAAAGTTTGATGCGGCCATAAGTTCTGGCTTAGCTATAATGGCTTGTAATAGACATTTATATTATCCCAGACCTCAAGTACAAAAAGAAACAATAAGTTTAAAAATAGCTAAATACACCAACCAAGGTGGTTTATCAAAATTAATAGAAAAATAAAAATATGGCTGAGTCAGTTATAACAAGTTATTTTCCAAGCCAAGTAGCTAGCGATGCGGAGAAGATGTCCATGGATTATGGTACTACTGTAGGTAGAGCTATAGAAAGTGAGTGGTTCAATAATACCAATGGAGGTAATAGCAGTAGGTTTCAAAGCAACCAAGTTACTTTTCACAATTTAAGATTATACGCTAGAGGCGAACAGCCTATACAAAAATATAAAGATGAGTTATCTATAAACGGTGATTTATCTTATTTGAATTTGGATTGGAAACCTGTGCCTATTATACCTAAATTTGTAGATATAGTAGTTAACGGTATTTCTGATAGACTATTTGATATAAGAGCTTATTCACAGGATCCTTATGGAGTGGATAAACGTACAAGATACATGGAGTCTTTAATAAGAGACATGCAAACTAAAGAGCTTAACGAATTTGCTTCTGCTGAGTTTGGTGTTAACTTATTTGAAAATGATCCTGAAACATTACCTAAAAATAAAGAAGAGTTAGATCTTCATATGCAACTTACTTATAAACAACAAGTTGAGATTGCAGAAGAGCAAGCAATCAAAGTCTTATTAGATGGTAATAATTATGACTTAATAAAAAGACGTTGTAATTATGATTTAACCACTATAGGTATTGGTGCTGTAAAAAATGTTTTTACAAAATCAGAAGGGGCTAAAGTAGAATATGTGGACCCTGTTAACTTAGTTTGGTCATATACAGATTCACCTTACTTTGATGATATATATTATGTAGGAGAAGTAAGATCAGTACACTTAAATGAACTTAAAAAAGAATTCCCTTGGCTTACCAATGAGGAATTAAAAGATATTGCTGGGCAGTCAGTTAGTAACAACGGTTTTTACAATAGATCTATTAGTAATGTTAATCAAGATGATTCTAATACAGTACAGGTATTGTATTTTAATTACAAAACATTTACTAATGAAGTTTATAAAGTAAAAGAAACCGCAACTGGAGCAGCAAAAATAATACCTAAAGATGATCAATTTAATCCGCCACCTGAATTATATGAGGAGTATGGTATTGAAAAGTTATCTAAATCTCTTGAAGTATTATACGAGGGAGTAAAGATTGTTGGCGGAAGAATGCTTAAGTGGGAACTGGCTAAGAATATGATTAGACCAAAGAGTGATTACTCTAAAGTCAAAATGAATTATAGCATGGTTGCTCCTAGAATGTATCGAGGTAGAATAGAATCTATAGTAAGTCGTATAACTGGATTTGCGGATATGATTCAATTAACTCATTTAAAATTACAGCAGGTAATGTCAAGAATGGTTCCGGATGGAGTTTATCTTGATGCAGACGGTTTGGCTGAAGTTGATTTAGGTAACGGTACAAATTACAATCCGCAAGAAGCGCTTAATATGTTTTTTCAAACAGGTTCTGTAATTGGTAGATCGTTTACTCAAGATGGTGATATGAATCCTGGTAAAGTTCCTATTCAAGAAATAACTACAGGAGCTGGAGGCGGTAAAATGCAATCACTAATTGGCAATTACAATTACTACATGCAAATGATCCGTGACGTAACCGGATTGAATGAGGCTAGAGATGGAAGTACTCCAGATTCTAGAGCATTAGTTGGCGTGCAAAAAATGGCAGCAGCAAATTCAAATGTAGCAACAAGACACATATTAGACGGAAGTTTGTTTTTAACATCGGATTTATGTGAGGGTTTATCATTAAGAATTTCAGATATATTAGAATATTCTCCAACAAGAGACGCTTTTATACATAAAATAGGTAATCAAAATGTAGCTGTATTAGAAGAAATGAAAGATTTATATCTTTATGATTTTGGTATATTTATTGAGTTACAACCAGACGAAGAAGAAAGAGCTGTACTAGAAAACAATATACAAGCGGCTGTACAAAGTGGGTTGATTGATTTATCAGATGCTATTGATCTTAGAGAGATTAAAAATCTTAAGTTGGCTAATCAATTATTAAAAATAAGAAGAATAGACAAACAGAAAAAAGACCAAGAAATACAACAACAAAATATACAAGCTCAAGCCCAAGCTAATGCACAAGCGCAACAAGTAGCAGCTCAAGCAGAGGTTCAAAAGAATCAGGCTTTAATACAACAAAAAATAGAGTTAGCAAACGCTCAAGCTCAAATTGATACACAAAAATTAATGCAAGAAGCTACTTTAAAGAAAGAGTTAATGCAATTAGAATTTGAAATGAATTTACAGCTTAAAGGTTTAGAGGTTCAAGGTCGTAAGTCTGAGATAGTGGACAAAGAAGATAGAAAAGACGACAGAACTAAATTACAAGCTACACAACAAAGTGAATTAATACAACAAAGACAAAACAATTTGCCAGCACAAGACTTCGAGTCAAGTGGGTTCGATACAATGGGCGGTGGATTTAACTTAGGTTCGTCAGACCCTAGGTAATAATAATAGTAACAATTATATAATATTTTATCATGTCAGAAGAATTAGAACAAGAAGTACCTACCGTTGAGGAAGTCAAGGTAGAGGAACCTAAACCTGTGTCGGTTGACGACGGGGTTATTAAGGTTGACTTAGGATTATTAAACAAACCAGAAACTGATGCCATTCCAGAGCAAGAAACAAATGCAGTGGATGATGATCAACCGGCCGCAATTAGCGAAGAAGTGGTTGAAGAAATACCACAACAACAAGAGCCCGTTCAAGATGAACAACCCGTTCTTGAAGAAATAGTAAACGAAGAAGTAGCTGAACAAGTTGAAGAACTTAACGAACAAGTTGAGCAAGCCATAGTTGAAGCGGATGCTGGTATTGCATTACCGGATAATATTCAAAAAGTGGTTGAGTTTATGAATGAGACCGGGGGAAGTTTACAAGATTACGTAAAGCTTAACACC